CTCGAGCGGAGTCCCGTGTTGTGCTATCACGGGAATCATTCCTGCTCACGGGCGCATTTCCCCGTCGATGAACCAAATTTGCCGCTCGAGCCTCGGAACGGGGCTCCCGGCGCTGGGCGTCGGGGGGATGCTTCTCACTATGAGGGGGTCTTGTTTCTAACCCCGAGGGCGGTCAGGGGACAAAATGCCTGCTCAGAACGCCGAATGCCCGTGCTATCACCCCTGATGAGGGCGACGGCACGGGCGTGGACGTCCCGCACGCTCACTTGCTGTTGCGGGCGGAAAGAACCGTGGCGGGGGAGCCACTAGCAGGCAACCGCCTCCTCAACCCCCTGAATCAGAGTGCCACACTCACGGCACTCATCGGTGTAGGGGTGTTCGTGGCAACCATTCCACCCTTGGTACTCCAGACCGTTCTCATGGCAGTACCAGTAGTGGCAACCGTCCGAGCAGAACGGCACAACGTCAAGTAGGTCACCCGTGAGGGTGTCGGTGATGAAGTAGTAGTGGGTCATACTCACCCTGTCGAACCGTTGAGGATTTAGATTTCCACACCCTGTGGATAAAACTGTGGATAACCAGGGCTTTTCCACACCCTGTGGATAACTCTGGGGAAATCCAAATGGGCGGTCAATCGACAGGGAGGGTATGGAGGTGATGATGACCGAACCCAATAAGCAGTGGCAAGATTTTCTTGACCCTGATGCTCCCCTCACGGAGGATGCGGTGTGGCAGGCAATCGCTGATGCGAATGACCTTGACTACTCCGAAATTGCCGACGGAGACCTCTTTGAGTGGCTCTGAGGCGGTAGCGACATAGCCCGACAGGGGCAGAGGGGCTAGACCCCAGCAGGAGGGGCGGAGAAATCCGCCTCTTTCCTATTTCCCCTAGTCAGGCATAGGGGGTGTCCATGTCGCCGACACCACTTGCCATTTCTCCAGGCGGGACGTGCTGCGGTCGATATCCACCCTCAAGCGAAGCACTTCTTCGTACACGCCGACAATTTTGTCCTCTAGGCGGGCTAGGTCAGCATTGAGGCGGTCTAGGCGGCTAGCGATTTCATCATGCTCCATACCTAGAGACCGTAGTTGCGCTGAGCCCCGTTATGGCGGAACTCTGCGAGATAAACGGCGCGCCTTTATTTCCCCAACGGATACCAAGGACAGCAGGGTCAGAGGGAGAGAGAAACACTAGAGGGAGAAGAACACAGAGGGGAAGATGCTCGCTCAGGCTCGACACGGGGCTCCCGGCCCGCAGTAACGGAGAGAATCGCATACTACACAGCATTCATCATACCAAACTCAACACGGGTAAATTTATGTGATAAACACCGTTTGGTCACTCTGAGTGAGTGTGTGAACACGGATTGCGTTTTGTGGGATAAGCAGGGGGAAGAGTCCCGCGAACGCTGATAGGGGTCAAATAGGACAGGAAACCTTGCGAATCTGCCCCATTTCTCACTTTCCGTGAGATTTGATGTCATTCTTCGCCCCAGCAAGGCATAATACACACTCGTGTAGATTTATCTAAAGCGTGTAGTGACCACGGAGAGTGGCGGGACGGCGGCGTGAGACGGCGTGTCGGGCTGAGTGGCTCACGACGGCTCGCTGGTTACTTGGTTCCCCCAGCGATGTAGTCGGCAATCTTGATGATGAGTGCGCCGAACGGTATGGCGAGGGTGATGCCCAGTAGTGAGTTGAGGAAGGTGTCCATACTCATCCTGTCGACCTTGGGGACATTTGGATTTGTTTCCCCCCGATTATTCCATTGTTTGCGTCGCCAAGCGTCACATCCCTCTCTGCCTTACCCCTATTCGGTTCTTTCTCTGTGCGCTTTGTTCTCTGCCTTACCCCTATCCAGTCCTTCATCTCCCTGCCTGATGGTTGTTCAGCCTCGGGATGCTCAGGTCGACGTCGACGGGACTGCCGCACCGGACGGAACTTGAGTTGCTGTGGCTCAGTTCTGCTTGCGACTAAATCTGCATGAGTGGAAATCGGGCATAAGGGGGCAAACTAGATTTATCTGAGAACTCTGTGGGTTGCTTTCCGCCACCGTCATACCTAGAGGACTTCTTTCGAGGAACGGGGCTCCCGCATCGAGCGTACGGCCTGTGCTTACTAGGTGTAAGGATACTTGTAGTGTACAAGTTACCGAAGGGTAAGTTACCGATAGGTAAGTTAGCAATCGTTGCGAATTAGCACTAATTGCGAATCAGCGAAAGTTATCCATAGGCTGTGGAAATCCAAATCGTGAGTGAGTCGACAGGAGAGGTATGGAAGCAACAACCACCACACACAAGGGCGACATTGTCGCCGTCCAAGCCAACACCAAGGAAGTCTGGATTCACTACCAGTCTCCCACGGGTGACTCGTCCGACTTCGGGGTTCTCGTGATGCCGTGTCTCACCAACGAGCAGGCTCTC